ATGCAAATGAAATGAATCAACATGCCGACATCCCAAAGAAATGGCAATTTGATTTCTTAAGGTTTTCTATACCAAAAAGGCGAAGGTTCTCTAAATGGCATAAGAAAGAAAAAGCCTCAGATATTATAAAACTAGTGATGAAACATTATAAATATTCTGAGAAGAAAGCATATGAGGTAATTGATATTCTTTCTGATGACAATATAAAAGAACTCATTGAAACATACCACGAAGGTGGTAGAAACTAGATTGTATATAAATAAATCTAGGTAAAATAACAAAGGTATTATATTATGACTTCGTCGATGATATATTATGATTGGACACCTGATGCCATGCTTGAAGTTGACTTGATCGAACCAGACAACTTTCTAAAGGTCAGAGAAACTCTCACTCGAATAGGCATAGCATCTCGTAAAGAGAAAAAACTATTTCAGTCCTGTCATATACTACACAAACAAGGTAAGTACTTTATTGTACACTTTAAAGAATTATTTGCTCTCGATGGCAAAGAATCTGATATCTCTATGTCCGATATAGAGCGCAGAAATGTTATCGCTGAGTTATTACAGGATTGGGACCTTCTTAAGATTATTGATAAATCTAAGGCGGAACCTAAAGCATCCCTTTCTCAAATTAAGGTTGTATCTTATAAAGAGAAAAATGAATGGGATTTGGTGCCGAAATACAACATCGGTGGAATTAAAAAAAGTAAGGAATAAATTATGGCTATAAAATTAGATCTTGAAGTGCAAGAAGTAAACTTGATTTTACGTTCACTTGGAAAACACCCTTTTGACGAAATTGCAAGTTTAATCTCAAAAATTAAACAACAAGGCGAAGCACAGCTCGCTGAGCAAGAAAAAGCTCAAGCTGCTGAAGCACCCACTCCGGCAGCAGAAACAGAAGGTGGAGCCGCCGACTAATGATTTCTTGGATTTTAGGAATAGTTATTTGTATAATATTCCTAACATCCGCGGCAGTATGGCTAACTTTTATTTGGTTAATGGTACGAAGATTTATTAATAAATTTGATTAATACTTCTTAATACTTTTAACTATATACAAATTATATATTTCTGATATATAATATCAGATAAGATTAATTCTTATCTTTGCTCAAGGTAGACCTTGTCGAAAGACTCTCTACTGAACTGCTTATTTAAAACTCTTAAATAAGGAGAAACATTATGTGGACTAAACCAGCTGCAACAGAAATGAGATTCGGTTTCGAAGTTACAATGTACGTATGCAATAAGTAATTTCTAACTGATTTTATAATCTGTTATAAAAAAAATAAAGAGGAGCTTCGGCTCCTTTTTTATTGAAAAAATTATTGTACATTAAATATATAATAATATATAATTATACTATATTATAAAAGGAGAAGTGTCATGAAAGAATTAGTGATGGCAGCTATTGTTATTTTATTATTGGCTGCAGCAGTTGTGTTAATTGGAAATGCAGAAGCAGATTCTCATATTAAATTTGTTAAAACAACAGATGGATCTGAAATACAATTTCATGAAAAAGCTTTTGAAGGTACAGATGCTGAAAAAGAATTCTTAAATACCGGTAAAAACATTTATGTTGGTGATGCTGAAGCAATCAAAACTGGTAAAAAGAGATATAACCTATGGTCATGTACTCAATGTCATGGTCCTACAGCTAAAGGTCAAGTGGGTCCAGGTCTAACTGGTCCTAAATACAACTATGCTAAAGATGCAACCAACAAAGGTATGTTTGAAACTATCTGGGCTGGTACAAACGGTGGCATGGGTGCTAAAGGTTTTGGTTTAATGACAGAAGATGATGGAGTAACTGTTGATGAACTATTGAAAATCATTTCTTTTGTAAGAAGTAATGGTTCAATTACTGGTAATGAATAAGGAGAAAATTATCGCTACTCAAAATAACAAACGCTTTTCAAGACGAAAGCCACAACAAGAAGAAGCAAGAGGCTTAAAAGTTCTTGTACCTGATGGTGGCTTTGAACGCGCAATGAGGAAGTTTAAGAAGAAGATCCAAGAATCTGGTTTACTTCAAGAACTGAGAGAACGTGAACAATATGAGAAACCTACTACTCGTAGAAAAAGAGCAAAGAACCAGGCTCGTAAGAGATGGTTAAAGAAAGTAGAATCTCAAACACTACCTAAAAAACTATATTAATATGGCAGCAAAGAACGATATTACTGGAGATAGTATTCAAAGTAAGGGTCCATCATCGGCCTACTCTGAAAACTACGATTCAATCTTTGGTATAAGGTGTATTAAGTGTAAATTTAAACAAAATATGAATCTTGAGCCACCGGTTATTATTTGTCAATCATGTGGAGAACCTTTATGAAAGAACGTGACCCTAGTAAACACATACGAGAAATAAGTGTAGATAAAGCTGCTGAAACGGCAGGTAATGTGTATTCACTTATTGTTTATGCATCACAACATGCAAGAGAAATTGCAAAAAATAGAAACAAAATAGATGCTAAAGAAAAGAAATTGCATGATTATGGGTTTAAACCTATTAATCAGGCTTTAGACGATTTTCAAAAGAAAATCATATAAATAGATTTGTACATGCCATTTGGGTGTACATTTTTTGAACTCGCTTAACAAGGAGAAAATTATGACTAAAGTTCATTTTGGGCATTTATACCCATCAACCCTCGGCTTTGACAGAATGTTTAATACTTTGGAAGCTATGCTTGACACAGTTCCAAACACTTCTGACAAATTCCCACCTCACAATATTATTAAATTAGACGATCAAAAATATGTCGTAGAATTAGCTGTAGCTGGTTTCAATGAAGACGAAATCGATATTACAGTTGAAGACGGTGTATTGAAAATCGCTGGTGAGAAAAAAGAAACCGAAGATGAAATTGAATACCTACATAAAGGTATTGGTACTCGTTCTTTTACTAAGTCTATTAAATTAATAGATACTGTAGAAGTTCATGGTGCACAATACAAAAATGGTATTTTGAAAATTGGTCTAGAGAATGTAATCCCTGATCATAAAAAACCTAAAAAGGTTGAGATCAACAAAAAGGGTGTTAAGTTCTTTAAACAAGATCTTCTAACAGAAGAGAAGTAGCGATAGGGGAGCTTCGGCTCCCCATTTTATGGAGCAATTATGCAAATTAACGAAGTAGAAAATAATGAATTACCTGATGAAGGTCTATACTTACTAGATTTTTATGCAACTTGGTGTAATCCATGCAAAATGCTAACAAAGGTAATTGAAGATATGGAAAGTGATGTGCCTGTTTATAAGGTAAACATCGAAGAAAATATGGAACTGGCTAAAAAGTTTAATGTACGAGGTGTACCTGCTCTTGCATTAATGAAAAATGATGAGTCAGTTGCAACAAAATCTGGCTTTATGAATGAAGCAGAATTAACAGCATTTATTGAGGGCAATAAATAATGATGCTATCATATCCCACTGTTGTTAAAGGCAATTATGCTATTAAGTTATCAACGTGGAATGGTAGTGTTATAGCCGTTGCAGATCATTTAAAAGATCCAACTAAATTTTTTATTAAACATTTTACAGATATAGATGATGGTGCAGCATATTTAGATTTTATAATTGAGAAGGACTTAAGAGATGGCGGATATTAAAATATTAAAACTTATGAGTGGTGAAGAAGTATTAGGTGAATGCACATTTAATGATAATACAATCACAGTTAAAAATGCTGTATCAATCGTTTATCAACAAACTGAAAAAGGTCTTGGAGCAGGTCTAGCTCCATTTATGCCATATTGTGAAGATGATATTGATATTAATAATCATGCAGTGGCTTCACAAGGTGTACCTAATAAGGATATGAGCAATCAATATAATTCAATCTTTTCTGGTATCGTAGTCGCCGGTGCTAACGAGATGCCTGAAATGAAAATAGTTAAGTAAACATACATCTTCAAAAAGAAAACACCTCTGGGGACACCCGGTGAGGAGTAAATTGTTACAATTTGTTTACAATTTTTTACAAATAAAGTATGTACAATAATTCGATTTCGTTGTATAATTATTATAACAGTTAAACAAACGGAGAAGATTATGGATATCAGTAAATTAAAAACAGTTACTCTAAACGGACCAGAAGATGGCCATGAGATTGCTTTCATTGTAGACGATAAAGCTTATATCGTAAGAACTCACGGTATGAGTGAAGCAATATTTAGAATGAAACGTGAATTTGGTATTCAAACTCATGAATGGATGTTATCATGTGACAAAGCAGTTCTAATTCCTGGAATTTGGGAATATCAAATGGCTGTTTGCATTAAAGGTATGAACGAAGATCAAGTTGCAGATCTTGCAGATCAATTAAAACTTAATGCGGAGGCTGCATAATGATTGATACTGACAAAATTATCAAAGAAGAATATACAAGACATGGTGGTGCCTTCGATCGAGGTGCTGCTGATTCATACTATCACCGTAGACCAGATCCACATTATTATGAAGGCGCAACTGGTTCCTCTGAAAAAATAACTGAGCTAACACCAGAGGAACGCGCCGCTTATCAAGCTGGATACGACTATAACGAAGCTTACGGAGGTAAAAAAGAATGGTAGAAAAGATGTGCTTTAGATTGTTTGTTGTTGAAAAATACTATGAACACTCTGAAGAAGTCTTTTCATGGACAGGCACACTGCCTAATCAAACATTCAAGCAATACTTTGATGAGAATAAATGGTACTTAAAAAAATTATATAAAACAGTGTACATTAATTCGTAAATAATATATAATACTCTTATTATGATGATATATGTGAAAAATACTTACAAGCCAATGCGCAAATCTAAAAAGCGTATTGATCAATCTAAACGTCCAACTAAGGCTAAGATTATACCTGTAGAAACACACTTCAATGTTGTGGCTTCAGGTGTTGTACATCGTGAAACTCCACAGTACAAAAGCCTTGATACACATGCTGGTTCAACAGCAAAAAAACAAACACAAGAATATACTGGCACAAATATGCTCGGTATTGGTCAACTGCATAAGTCAAACTCTGTGCCGGTATTCCGTAAGGAAGATGCAGAAGATCAAGCCAAAATGAGGAGAAACTAAATTATGAAACTTAGAAACATAGCCGTTACAGCCGCGGTGCTATTAGCAGTTGGCTGTGCTTCACAACAAGAAAAGGTATCATTAATTGATAATCCACTTGAAGCTCAACCTGATATCAAAGCACAAGAGGTAGCATTTCTAGAAGATAATGGTACGATCTCTCTTGAATTTGATGAGACTGGTGCTGAGTGGTTAACAATTGAATCTACTGGCACTTCGCCAATCACATTCAACCACGCAAACTCTCGAGAAGAAGCTATGACTGTAGCATCGATGAGAGCTAAAGCAAATCTTGTTGAATTCTTAAACAATACGATTAAGACAGAAAAGTTTATTGAGAATGTTTCAAAAACAATCTTAAACGATTCTTTAACTAATGGTACAAATACAGTCACTCAACCTTACACTGAAACAGATATCTTTGGTGATGAGACTACTGAATTAAAACCAACAGACTTAGTCAATAATGTAGAAGAAAGAAATCGTTCTACTAAAGTTGCTCAACAAGTCAGTCAAACTATTCATGAAAGTACTAATGGTATCTTAAAAGGTGCACTTATTACTGATCGTAAAGTTGATCCAAGTATTAATATGGTTGCGGTCACTGTAAGAGTGTCTAAGAAATCAATTAATGCAGCTCATAAAATCAGAGCTCAAATGGAAGGTCAGTAATGTTTAGATTTATTATTGGATTTGTATTAGGATTCTATGTAGCAATGTATGGTGTATCAGCAGTGCTAGACAAGATAGTTGATACAATTAATAATGCAAAAGAATAT